TCGTTTAGGGCAAGACATGGTTGTGACAAAGGTACATTGGATAAGCTAAAGGCCAGATACTGGTCTTGTAAAATGTGGTGAAACAAATGGATAGAAACGTACAGCTTTTATTTTGGGGCGCGGGTTTATCTCTTTCATCTATTGGTCTTGTCTGGATGATTACCACCCTAGTTAGTGTGGACAAAAGAACAGAGGTCATGGATGTAAAGATCGATCACCTGGTTCAGTCTGTAGAAGAACTAACGGAAAGGAAATTTAGCTTTGATAAGTCGTGGACAAATATCATTCCAAGTATCCAAGTCACCTCGGAGGCGAACTAATGGCAAAAAAGAAGTCAAAAAAAGACGCATGTTATCACAAAGTAAAAAGCCGATACAAAGTCTGGCCCAGCGCATACGCTTCAGGGGCACTTTCTAAATGTCGCAAGGTTGGCGCTAAAAACTGGGGTAATAAGAAAAAGAAAGCAGAGGGTGGAGTAGTTTCTGCTATTGATAACCCTAAAAGACCTCCAAAGAAAAAATTCGCTCCGGGCGGGTTTATTGCGGCTGGTTGTGGTGACGTCAAAGAAAAAAATCGTAAGGTTACGAGGATTTTCTGATGGCAAAAAAGAATACTTTACGCGATTGGTTCTCTAAGAATGATGGCAAAGGATGGGTTGACTGTAAAACAGGAAAACCCTGTGGTCGTCAAAAGGGGGAAAAGCGTAGAGGATATCCTGCTTGTAGACCTACGATGGCACAGTGTACTTCTGCTGCGAAGAAGAAGAAATCATCTAAACGTATTAGCTGGAAAAACAAGAAGGCTAACGGTGGATTAGTAAGAGTGTTCTAAAAGGAGAACTAACATGGCAATGAAGAAAAAAGGCTACCGAAATGGTGGCAAAATTAAACCCAAGGGTATGAAGAACGGTGGCAAGGTTAAACCTAAAGGCATGAAAAACGGTGGCAAGGTTAAACCCAAGGGTATGAAGAACGGTGGTAAAGTTAAGCCAAAGGGTATGAAGAACGGTGGCAAGGTCAAGCCAAAGGGTTTTAGTGTTGGCGGACAAGTTTCAGGTTTAGGATTCAAAGGAATCTTCTAACTTAAATGCCATACCTACAAAGTAATATCCCTTATTTTAAGGCATGGGTTCGCCGTGAGTACACGCACAATCATGAGCAGTATCACGGCGAGTTTTTGCATGCCATGGTTGTTGCTGTAACTACAATCCCAAATCGGTCTCTTAGTTTTCAAGTTATCTTTACTGGTTGTGAGGCAGAAGGAGAAGAAGAGGATACCGTTCATGGTGGTGCAATGTGGGCTAGAATGCCTATCACAGCACTGGTTGCAGACATCCCGCTTGAAGAGTGGCCTGAACCCATGGCAACACATGATGCACAGCCTTGGGACTGTTCTTCACATCATCATGCAGTATATACGTTAGACAGAGCTACACCATGTCCTTGGTTAGCTAAAATAAACGGCGAAATGTTTCCCGCTAAATACTTGTTTACTGTGGACTATACCAACAGTGAGATAGCTGATGATCCAGCACAGCACAAACAAAGCCATGTGATGCAGTTGTTGGACGCAGGAGAATGGACGGGTAATATTGTTGCGTTGCCAAATAATCGGGTGCGTGTAACGCATCCAGCTTGGTTTGCAGTGGGTGAGGGCGCACCAGATTTTAGGCCCTCTCAACATATACACTATTCAAAAAGTGATTTAGACTATACACTGGATGTAAATAGAGTTTTCGATAACTTATACAATGAGGATGAAAAAGATGGCTAAGTTTCCTGATTTAACTGGTGACGGTAAAGTTACTCAAAAAGACATTTTAAAAGGTCGTGGCGTAAAATTAAAAAAGGGCGGCAAAGTTAAAGGTTTTAAAAACGGTGGCGCAGTCACTGTGAAAACAAACCAGAAACCACATATGAGTTAAGCTATGGCAACTTCAGGATCAAGAGACTTTGAACTCGATGTAGCAGACATCATCGAAGAAGCGTATGAGCGGTGTGGAATAGAGGTTCGTACAGGGTACGACGCTAAAACTGCTCGTAGGTCTATGAACCTGATGTTTGCAGACTGGGCAAATCGTGGGTTAAATTTGTGGACAGTGAAACAAGGTACTATTACTTTAACAAAGGGCCAGGCCCAACAGACGTTAACATCAGACGTAGTAGATTTGTTAGAAGTAGTTTTACGTCGTGATGGCACAGACTTTGAAGTCCAGAAGATTAGTCGGGGAGAGTATCTTACGTTACCTGCTAAAACGACGGAAGGTCGTCCAAGCCAAGTGTATTTTGACAGGCAGATTGACCCTGTAATGAATATATGGCCTACTCCAGAAAACTCCACGGATCAATTGATTTACTATTATGTGCAACGAATCGAAGATGCTGATACTCTTACTAATACTACTGATATGCCTTTTCGTTTCTATCCTTGCATGGTGGCTGGATTAGCGTACTACCTGTCTATGAAACGAGCATTAGAAAGAACTCAGCTTCTTAAAACTGTTTACGAAGAAGAGTTTCAACGTGCAGCGGATGAGGATGAGGCAAGAACTCCTTTAAAACTACAGCCTAGTATACAGTATTTGAGGGTATAATGGCTTTCGCATCGGGTAAAAAAGCATTTGGAATATCAGACAGGTCTGGTTTTCGTTATCGTCTAAGGGACATGAAACAAGAGTGGAATGGTCTTTTAGTCGGTCCCGATGAGTTTGAGGCAAAACATCCTCAGTTGTTTCCCCCAAGAATAGGTACAGATCCACAGGCGTTGCAAAACCCTAGACCAGAGACCGGATTAACAGAACAAAGAGCTTTTCAATATGGCTTTAACCCCGTTGGTTTTAAAGAAATTCCAGGCATAATAGATGAAAACGATCTTGTGGCTACAGGATCTGTAGGAACAGTTACAGTGGTGATAACATGAGTTTTACATACGACGGTTTAAAACAAGCGATTCAGGATTATACGGAAAACTCGGAAACGACTTTCGTAAATAATCTTCCTATTTTTATCAGGGCTGCTGAAGAGCGCATACTAAAAAATGTGCAGTTGAATTTATTCATGCGTAATCAGGTTGGTTCTATGGCTATTGGCAATCAGTATCTTGGTGCTCCCAGTGATTTTTTAGCTCCTTTTTCCGTGAGTATTTATAATAGTGCCGCAGGAAGTGACGCAAAAGAATATCTAGAGTTTAAAGATTTATCTTTTATTGAAACATTTCATCCTGATTATACTGTTCGAGGTAAACCAAGATACTATGCTCAATTTGATGTAGGTAACTTTATTTTAGCTCCAACACCTGATGTTGCCTATGACGTTGAGGTTCAGTATATGTATAGACCTGCTAGTCTTACATCTGGTGCCGGAACGGATACGTCTTGGTTGAGCGAAAACGCAGAGCTTTCTCTCTTGTATGGGTCATTGGTAGAAGCATACATCTTTATGAAAGGTGAACAGGATATTATGGCACAATACAACCAAAGGTTTACTGAGGCTTTAACAGGTCTTAAAATGCTGGGTGAAGCAAAAGAAACTACGCAAGATTATCGTGTGGGTAAGGTTATTAGGAACAAAACGTAATGTTTAAATTAAACTTTGATATTCCAGAAGATCCAATTGTTACTGTGCAAACAACACAGAATCGAGGATTTACTCCCGATGAGGTTGCAGAACGTTGTGTAGAAAAACTGATTAGCGTGTCGGATAACGCACATCCAGCTATCAGAGATCA